TTCTTGGATGAATTTGCTTTTGTTCCCAATCACATCGCTGAGTCTTTCTTTGCTAGTGTTTACCCTACTATTACTTCTGGTAAAAGCACAAAAGTAATAATGGTTTCCACCCCTCACGGGATGAATCATTTTTATAGGTATTGGCACGACGCAGAGAGAGGAAAGAATGAATATGTTCCTACTGATGTTCATTGGTCAGAAGTTCCAGGTAGGGATGAGAAGTGGAGAACGCAAACAATTGCTAACACTTCAGAGCAACAATTTAAAGTTGAGTTTGAATGTGAGTTCTTAGGATCTGTTGATACTCTTATTGCACCTAGTAAATTAAGAACCCTTGTATATGAAGAACCACAAACAAGAAGTGCTGGATTGGATGTATATACTGAACCAGAAAAAGGTCATGATTATGTAATGACAGTAGACGTTGCTCGTGGTGTAGAAAAAGATTATTCAGCTTTTGTAGTAACTGATATTACTAAGTTTCCTCATAGGGTAGTAGCAAAGTATAGGTGTAATGATATTAAACCTATGCTATTTCCAAGCATAATATATGAAATAGCAACAAAATATAATCAAGCATTCATTTTATGTGAAGTAAATGATATTGGCGATCAAGTAGCATCAATTATAAATTATGATTTGGAATACGAAAATCTCTTAATGTGTTCTATGAGAGGTAGAGCAGGTCAAGTTGTAGGTCAGGGGTTCTCTGGTAAAAAGACACAACTTGGTGTTAAGATGTCCAAGACCGTTAAGAAGGTTGGTGCTCTTAACTTAAAGACTATGATTGAGGCTGATAAATTAATATTCAGTGATTATGAGATATTAAGCGAACTAACAACATTCATCCAAAAGAGTAATTCATTTGAGGCAGAAGAAGGTTGTAATGATGACCTTGCAATGTGTCTTGTAATATATGCATGGTTAGTTGCACAAGATTACTTCAAAGAACTTACTGATCAGGATGTAAGAAAAAGATTATATGAAGAGCAGAAGAATCAAATTGAACAAGATATGGCACCTTTTGGATTCATGTCTGATGGTTTAGAGGATATGGAAAGTTTTGTTGATGCGGATGGAGATCGTTGGCATACTGATGAATATGGGGATAAAGGTGGTGGAATGGACTATATGTGGAATTACAGATAGATTGCTCACGGACTGCTCATGCATTTTTGACCCACCGTAAACATCATAAACAATAAATAATTTTTAGATTAATCTGAGACTCGGAGAAAGAAAACATGGCGACTCCTCAATTATCTCCTGGAGTACTGACTAGAGAGGTTGACTTAACTGTAGGAAGAGCTGAGAATGTACTGGATAACATCGGTGCAATAGCAGGCCCTTTTAGAATCGGTCCCGTCGATGAACCAATTGATGTTACTACAGAAGAAGACTTAATAGATTCCTTTGGTAAACCACTATCAACAGATGCTCAATATGAGTACTGGATGAGTGCTGCATCTTACCTTTCATACGGAGGAGTACTGAAGGTTTGTAGGACAGATAGTACAAGCATGGGTAGTGCAACTGCTGGTGTTGGTATTGCATCTACTTCTGTTGTAGGTGGTGGTAGTGTAAAAATTAAAAACTACGACGATTATAACGAAAATTATACCTCTGCAACTAACTTCTACTATGCAGCAAAAACTCCTGGTTCTTGGGCTAACGGATTAAAAGTTTGTCAGATCGATGACCTTGCTGACCAAAGATTAGGTATTACAACTACTAATCTAAATCATGCAGGTGCTATTATTGGATATGCAGTTACCGCACAGTTAGATAGTGTGGTTATTCCAGGTATTGGTACTACTGCAACATATAGTGGATATCTTAAAGGTATTATCACTGGTGTTACAACAGACGGTACTAATAGCGAATCTACTATTGACGTAAAAATTGTTGCTAGAGTTTCGAGTGCTGGTACAGAAACAAAGATTGATTATCAAGAGAATACACAATTCGGTGCTTTTGATACATCAGATAGTCTGTGGTTTGTAAACAACTCAGGTATTAACACTGGTACAACTGGTGGTGGTATTGCTGCTGTAGCATTTACTCCAACGACTAAGAAAGATTGGTATAATGAACAGATTCTTGGATTAGAAAACTCTACAGTTTATTGGAAGTCACTTGCTCCTAAACCAACAACTAACAATTACGTTTCTCAAAGAAATGGTAAGAACGATGCAATGCACGTTGCCGTTGTTGATGACTATGGTACAGTTACAGGAATTCAAGGTAATATCCTTGAGAAGCATATAAGTCTTTCTAAGGCAGAAGATGCTGTTTCCTCTGTAAATTCACCTCAGAAGAATTACTACAAACAGTACATTGCAGAATTCTCCACAAATCTCTATTCTGGATACAATCCATCACAAGCTGCGGATACTTATTGGGGAACTGAGCAAAGAGCAACTGGATTTGGAACTGCTTGTACTCCTTATACAACTGCACAAGGTTTATGGGGACAAAAAGCACAGGATAATACATTCTCTGCAATCGGAAACATTACTTATGCATTAGGTGGTGGTAGTGATTACAGTAGTGTAATTCCCGCACCTGGTCAAAACGGTGGAATGACTGCAACTCTTGCATCTCTTAAAACTTCTTATAACAAGTTTGAGAATAAAGATGAGGTCGCAGTTGATTACCTAATAATGGGGCCAGGTCTAGGTGCTAGAGATCTGTCACAGGCAAAAGCAAATAGTTTGATTACTATTGCTGGAAACAGAAAAGACTGTGTTGCATGTGTTGGACCACATAGATCAGATCTTGTAGGTATCACTGATACTGGTACTCAGACAACTAATCTATTAACATACTTTAGTCCAATTCAATCTTCCTCATACGGAATCTTTGATACTGGATATAAGTACACATATGATAGATTCAATAACGAATTTAGATACATTCCAACTAACGCAGACGTTGCTGGTTTAATGTGTCGCACAAATATCGTTGCTTATCCTTGGTTCTCACCTGCAGGTCAACAGCGTGGTATTATTAACAACGCTATCAAACTTGCATACAACCCAACTAAGGATCAAAGAGATCAACTTTATCCTGCAAGGATTAACTCAGTTATTACTCAACCTGGAACAGGAACACTTCTCTTCGGAGATAAGACTGCTCTAGCATATGCATCTGCATTTGATAGAATTAACGTTCGTAGGTTGTTCCTTACTATTGAGCAAGCACTGCAAAAAGCAGCAGAAGCACAACTCTTTGAACTTAACGACGAGTTAACAAGAGCAAACTTTAGAAACATTGTTGAACCCTATTTAAGGGATGTTGAAGCAAAACGTGGACTCTACGGATTCCTAGTTATTTGTGATACTACAAATAACACACCTGACGTTATTGATAACAATGAGTTCAGAGCAGACATCTATCTGAAACCTGCCAAGTCTATCAACTACGTAACACTTACGTTCGTTGCTACTAGAACAGGCGTTTCATTTGAAGAAGTCGCTGGTCGAGTTTAATTATCTAAATAACTAACAGGAGAGTAAACAATTATGGCATCCACAAGAGAAAATAAGACCATCTCTAATTTTAAAGCCGCCCTCATTGGGGGCGGTGCAAGGCCGAATCTGTTTGAAGTAGAACTCACAACTCTACCAGCTGGTATTGCATGGGACGCAGACAATTTTAGATACATGTGTAAAGCAGCACAATTACCTGCTTCACAGATCGCTAACATTGATGTCCCGTTCAGAGGTCGTATTTTTAAAGTTGCTGGAGACAGAACAGTTGATCAATGGTCAGTAACAGTAATCAATGATGAAAACTTTAGATTAAGAAACGCATTTGAAGAATGGGTTAATTTAATTGCTAATTTGGATACTAACTTAGGTGCAACAGATCCATCTGCATATATGGTAAACGCTAAAGTTTATCAATTAGGTAGAGGATCAACACCTCAGAGTACGACAAATGCAGGAAATGCAAATTCAGTATTGAAAGAATACGAATTTCAAGATATTTTCCCAACTACTGTCAGTGCAATTGATCTTTCTTACGATTCAAGTGATGCAATAGAAGAATTTACCGTTGATTTCCAAGTTCAGTCCTACAACTTCGCTGGGGCTGGCGGTCCAAACGGCTAACTAAATAGTACGTAAGAATAACGAATATTATGGCACGGCTTTTTGGATTCTCTATTGAGGATCAAGAACCACTACCTCAATCTGCTGTATCTCCTGTTCCTCAGAATAATGAGGACGGGAGTGATCACTATTTGAGCAGTGGTTTTTTTGGTTCCTATGTTGACATTGAAGGAATCTTTAGAACTGAATTTGATCTTATTAAAAGATATCGTGAGATGGCACTTCATCCAGAAGCGGATAGTGCTATTGAAGATATTGTTAATGAAGCAGTCGTCAGTGATCTAAATGATAGTCCAGTCGAAATAGAACTATCTAATCTTAATGCTAGTGATGGTATTAAGAACAAGATTAGAGATGAGTTTAAATTTATTAAAGATCTTTTAGACTTTGATAAGAAAGCTCATGAGATCTATAGGAACTGGTATGTTGATGGTAGAATTTACTATCATAAAATTATTGATTTGAAAAAACCTCAAGAAGGTATTCAAGAATTGCGTTATATTGACGCAATGAAAATGCGTTATGTTAGACAAGAAAAGAAAAGAGATTCTGATAAGTATAAGATAAGTCAAAGTGGGTCAAACGATAATCCTATGGATTATACGTTCCCAGAAATAGAAGAGTATTTTATTTACAATCCTGGAGCAGCATATCCTACTGGTAATATTAATTCCAAGGGTGCAAGTCAGGGTATTAAAATGACTCGTGATTCTGTTACTTATTGTACTTCTGGATTAGTAGACAGGAACAAAGGAGCTACATTATCATATTTACATAAAGCAATTAAGTCAATCAATCAACTTAGAATGATTGAGGATAGTCTTGTTATTTACAGATTATCTCGTGCTCCAGAACGTAGAATTTTCTACATAGATGTAGGTAATTTACCTAAGATCAAAGCAGAGCAATATCTCAGAGATGTGATGATGAGATATCGGAATAAACTTGTGTACAATGCAGACACTGG